TTCTGCAGATCGAGATCGATGGTGGTACGGGCAACCAGCGCATGGCTCACCCCTTCCGGTGCAAGCTTTTTCACCTCCTCGAAAGCCCAGTCGAGGAAATAGTCGGGGCTGTCGCGCTCGCCCCTGTCAACGGCAACGGCCGGGTTGAGGCGGGCGGACAGCACCTGTCCCTCGGTCATGAAACCGGCCTGCACCATATTGGTAAGCACCTCATTGGCGCGGGCGCGGGCAGCGGGAAGGTTGATGTGTGGTGCATAGCGCGCCGGCGCCTTGAACAGGCCGGCGATCATCGCCGCTTCGGAGAGCGTGAGATCCCTCACGTCCTTGTCGAAGTAGAAGTCCGCTGCAGCCGAAATGCCGAAGGCGCCACCGCCGAGATAGGCGCGGTCGAGATAGAACTGCAGGATCTCTTTCTTCGTCAGGTTCGCTTCGAGCCATAGGGCCAGGAAGGCTTCCTTGATCTTGCGCTCGTAGGTGCGCTCGTTGGAGAGGAACAGGTTCTTGGCGAGCTGCTGGGTGATGGTGGACCCACCCTGGACGATTTCGTTGGCGCGCAGATTGACCGTCAGGGCGCGGACGAGGCCGACGACATCGATGCCGAAGTGCTCGAAGAACCGGCGATCCTCCGTGGCGAGGACGGCCTTGATGAAATAGTCGGGTAGTTCGTCGATCGGCACGGAATCGCGCTGGCGGATGCCGCGCTGACCGATCTCGTTGCCGTAGCGGTCCAGGAAGGTGACGGCGTAATCGTCCTGGGCGAGCCAGTCGCCCTTGGTTTCCTCGAAAGCCGGCATGGCGAGGGCCAGCATCACGACTGCGCCTGCGGCCGCCAGCGTGACAGCTTCGCTGAAGACTTCCACCAGTGCCCGCTTCAGGCCGAAGACGCGGAAGCGGCGGAAGAAAATGGTGGTGTTTTCCCAGAATTCTGCGAGTTTGAAGCCCGCGTCATAGAGCGTGGAATCAAGCCAGGCGTCGATATCGAGGAATACCGTTGCCCTCGGCGCCTTGCCCTTGCCTGACCTGCGCTTCTCATCCATTGCGCGGCTGCCCGCTCGTCCCAGCTTCGCTCTACATCTTTCATTTGGCTCGCAAGGCGCTCCAGACAAGATGGAGAGCAAACCTACCCGGCAAAAGGCTTAACACATTCTGGCAGGCGAAGCGGAGGGAAAGATCGGCGGCGCGAAAGAGCGGGCGCGAACGTTGCGATTCGGCAACTGGGGGGAGGAGCGTTCGCGCTGCCGTTGTATGCGGATATAGGAAAAAAGTCCTTGACACGTTACGGTGGTTTGGTAAAGTTCTGGCATCGTCGGGAAAGTGGGCCCGGAGCCGGGGATGAGCTCCGGAGGCCGGTCCAGGCGAGGTGAGTTTGCAAGCGCTGTGCCTTCGGGACGGCGCTTTTTTGTTGCCTGAAATCCGGGAGAGGCAAGATGCGGGGACGGTCGGCCGCGGCCGCCACCAGGGCAATGCGCGCGCTGCTTGAAGGCGAGCCGGCAAGCTTCGCGCTGGTGGCCGAAGCCGCGGGGCGAACGGAGAAGTATCTGAGGCGTCTGGCGAAGAAGGAAGGCTGGCGCGTGGTGGATGCCGAGACCAGCCCGGAGATGATGGAAAGACGCCGCGTGGCGCTGTCCGACTGCCTCATGGAGGAGCTGGAGGCGGAGTTCGCGCACGGCCGGGCCGCGGGCAAATATGACAAGAACCGGATTGATGCCCTGTCCTCCATGCTCCGGATGATCGAGAAGCTCGGGGAGATGGTCCCAGTGCCCGGGCGCGCCGCACAAGAACAGAACAAAAGCGATGCAGAACTGGCCGCCGCGCTCGCCCTTATCGATGCCCGTATCGTGGAGCTCGCTTGCGAACTCGCCGCCGCCATGGGCGGGGAGGGCGCTGACGAGGACGGAGCTGGTGTGGCGGCTGCTCGATGAATGGTGGATGCACGCGCGGCTGGCGCAATATCCGGTGGCGGCGAGGCTGCGCGATATCTGGCTGGTGATGGGCGGGCGCGGCTCGGGCAAGACGCGGCTGGGTGCGGAATGGGTGAACGCATTGGTGCGGGGCTTCCCGCCCTTTGCCGCGCACAGATACGGGCGCATCGCGCTGGTGGGCGAAACCCTGGGCGATGTGCGCGAAGTGATGATCGAGGGGCCCTCAGGCATTCTGGCCGTCTCGCGCGGCAACCGCCCTCGCTTCGAGCCGAGCCGCAGGCGGCTCGTGTGGGACAACGGGGCGGTGGCGCAGGTCTTTTCCTCCGAGGATCCCGAAAGCTTGCGCGGGCCGCAATTCGAGGCCGCGTGGTGCGATGAGGTGGCGAAGTGGAAGGATGCGGAAGCATGCTTCGACATGCTCCAGTTCGGGCTGAGGCTGGGACGACGTCCGATGCAGCTTCTGACGACGACGCCGAAGCCGGTGGCCCTGATCCGTAAACTGGTGGCGAGGCCCGACGTGACGCTGACGCGCATGCGAACGGAAGAAAACGCGGCCAACCTGGCGGCGGGATTCCTGAAGGCGGTGGAACGGAACTATGGCGGCACCCGGCTTGGCAGGCAGGAACTCGACGGGGAGCTGATCGAGGATCGGGATGATGCTCTGTGGACCCGCGAAATGATCGAGGTGGCGGCCCGCGAGGGGCCGGCGGAGGCGCTGATGCGCGTCGTGGTGGCGGTGGATCCGCCTGCAACGGGCCGGCGCACCTCGGATGCCTGCGGCATGGTGGTGGCGGGCATGGCGGGCGATGGCACCGCCTGGGTGCTCCATGACGGGACCCTGCGCGCGGCTAAGCCCGAGATGTGGGCGCGACAAGCCGTGGCGCTCTACCACCGTTTCGAGGCCGATGCGATCGTGGCGGAGGTGAACCAGGGCGGCGACATGGTGGCAAGCGTGATTGCGACGGTGGACCCCGCCGTCGCGGTGAAACCGGTGAGGGCGAACCGCGGCAAATGGGTGCGCGCGGAGCCCGTTGCAGCGCTCTATACGCAGGGGCGCGTGCGCCATGCCGGGCGCTTTCCGCAGCTCGAGGACGAGATGTGCGACTTTGGCCCGGACGGGCTGTCGGGCGGGCGCTCACCGGACCGCGTCGACGCGCTGGTGTGGGCGATCACGGAGCTTCTGCTCGGGCGTAAGGGAACGCCGCGCATTCGCGATTTCTCCTAGTTCAACGACAGGAAGGACACATGGCTTGGACGTGGCCCTGGGCAAGGCGCCCGGGACGGGAAACCTTTGCCGCCGAGCGCAAGCAGGCTGGCGGATATGGCTTCGTCGCCCTGCACGCCCAGGGCGAGGCCCGCTGGACGCGGAGAGACTACGCCGCGCTGGCCCATGAGGGATACATGCGCAATCCCGTCGCGCACCGGGCGATCCGCTTGATCGCCGAAGCGGCGGCGGCCATACCTTGGGTCGTCTACGAAGGCGAGATGGAGCTCGACGAGCATCCGCTGACCGAGCTGCTGGCGCGGCCGAACCACGCGCAGGCTGGGCCCAGCTTCATGGAGGCCCTTTACGGGCACCTGCTGCTTTCGGGCAATGCCTTTGTCGAACGGGTGGAGACGGAGACCGGCGCGCGGGAGCTGCATCTTCTGCGACCCGATCGCGTGACCGTTCTGGCCGACGTCAAGGGCTGGCCTGTGGCCCTGGAATACAGGGTCGCAGAGACCAGGCGGAGGATTTCGCTGGACGAAGGCGGCAACGGCCTGCACCTCAAGCTGTTTCATCCGATCGACGATCACTATGGCTTTCCGCCGCTTTCGGCGGCGCTGCAGGCGCTCGACATCCACAATGCCGCGGCGCGCTGGAACAAGGCGCTGCTCGACAATTCCGCCCGGCCTTCCGGCGCCTTGGTCTATGCGCCGAAGGAGGGCGGGAACCTGACGGACGAGCAGTTCGAGCGGCTGAAGGCGGAGCTGGAGGACGGCTATTCGGGTGCCGCGCGGGCCGGACGGCCGCTGCTTCTTGAAGGCGGGCTCGACTGGAAGGCGATGAGTCTCACCCCGCGCGACATGGATTTCATGGAGGCAAAGAACGGGGCTGCCCGCGACATCGCGCTGGCGCTGGGCGTGCCGCCGATGCTGCTCGGCATCCCCGGGGACAACACCTATGCGAACTATCAGGAGGCGAACCGTGCCTTCTACCGGCTGACCGTGCTGCCGCTGGTGGGGCGCACCGCCCGGGAGCTTGGCCGGTTTCTGGCCCCGATATTTGGCGGCGATGTGCGGCTTTCCTTCGATCTCGATCAGGTCGAGGGGCTCGCTGCGGAGCGCGAGGCGCTGTGGAAGCGCGTCAACGAGGCGACCTTCCTCTCCGACGACGAGAAGCGGGAGGCCGTGGGATACGGACCTAACGGGCGGGGCTAACCCTATAGCCAGGGAGACCGACAGTGAATGGACTTTCAGAGGCGGCCTGGCTGTGGCTGGCCAAGGCCGCAGGAGCGGTTGCGGGCTCCGCAATCTCACTCGCCTACATCCTACCCTCCGGGCGGCGGGAAGCGGCGGTCCGCTTCGCCGTGGGCGTTGCCTGCGGCTTCGTCTTCGGCGGAACGGCGGGGCTGAAGATCGCCGAGGAACTTGGCATCGCGGGAAATCTGGCGCCGGGCGAGATGGTTCTCATGGGCTCCGCTGCGGCAAGCCTGTGCGCGTGGAGCGCGATCGGGTTTGTAACGCGGCTGCTGGCCGATGGCGGACGGATACAGCGCGGGAGAAAGGGCACGCAATGATGCGAAAGATCATTCCGGCGCCGGACGAGCGCAAGTTCTCCATGCTCGACATTGAGCAGGTGGAGGGTGATGGGACGTTCTGCGGCTATGCCAGCCTGTTTGGGCGCATCGATCTCGGGCAGGATGTGGTGGAGCGGGGCGCCTTCGCCGAGTCGATCACCCAGCGGGGTGCGGGCGGGATCCGGATGCTGTTCCAGCACGACCCGAACCAGCCCATCGGCGCGTGGCAGGCAATCCGCGAGGACGACCGGGGCCTCTTCGTGCGCGGTAGGCTCGCCACGGGTGTGGCAAGGGCGCGCGAGGTGCTGGAACTGATGCGCGCCGGTGCGCTCGATGGCCTGTCCATAGGCTTCCGAACGGTGAAGGCTCGGAAGGACCCGCGCACGGGCGTGCGCCGGATCCTGAAAGCCGATCTGTGGGAAATTTCTGTGGTGACCTTTCCCATGCTGCCCGAGGCGCGCGTGGAACAGGTGAAGGGCGGGCGCTTTTCGGGCGGCCTGCCAACCATACGAGAATTCGAGCGTTGGCTGACGCGGGATGCAAGGCTGACGCGCAGCGAGGCCAAAACCGTGATCTCACGCGGCTTCGCTGAGCTCCTGCGCGGGCGGGATGCCGCGCCGGGAACGCCGGAGCGCCTGGTGGCGACAATTCGCCAGGCGACGAGACTTCTTCAACAATAACCAGCAGATCAGGAATGGAAGAATGAGTGGAGCGACCAATACTGGCGTTCTGGAGGTGAAGTCCATTGCGGCCAGCGATGATCTTACCGGCGCGTTTGAAGAATTCATGACGACGTTTGAAGCCTTCAAGCGCGAGAACGATCAGCGTCTCAGAGAGATCGAGCGCCGCTCGGCCGATCCGCTGACGCAGGAGAAGGTGGAGCGCCTCTCAGCCGCGCTCGATGAACAGAAGCGCTTGATCGACCGGCTTGGACTGAAGAAGGCAAGGCCCGCGCTGGGCGGTGAGATGACGGTCTCACCCGTCGCGCTGGAGCACAAGGATGCCTTCCACGCCTATCTTCGCAGCGGCGATGATCGGCAGCTAAGAGCGCTCGAGGCCAAGGCCATGTCCTACGGCTCACCGCAGGATGGCGGTTATCTAGTTCCAGAGGAGCTGGAGGCCGAAATCGGCAGGCGTCTTGCCGCGATCTCGCCCATTCGGTCAATTGCCTCTGTGCGGCAGGTTTCCTCGGCCGTGCTGAAGAAGCCATTTGCGATCAGCGGGCCGGCCACGGGATGGGTGGGCGAGACCGCGCAGAGGTCGCAGACGGCGACACCCACGCTGGACGAGCTATCCTTCCCCACGGCGGAACTCTACGCGATGCCCGCCGCGACCGCCACGCTGCTTGAGGACAGCGTGGTCGATCTCGATGCCTGGATAGCGGGCGAGATCGAGACCGCTTTCGCGGAGCAGGAAGGGGCTGCCTTTGTCGATGGCGACGGCAATAACAAGCCGCTCGGTTTTCTCAGCTACGAGCAGGTGGAGGATATGAGCTGGAGCTGGGGCAAGGTTGGCTACCGGGCAACGGGGAGAGACGGAGCGCTTCCGCAAAACGACCCGGCGGATATCCTGATCGACCTCGTCTATGCGCTGAAGGCGGGGTACCGGCAGAACGCGAGCTGGGTGATGAACCGCAGGACCCAGGCGGCGCTGCGCAAAATCAAAGACAAGGACGGCAACTATCTCTGGCAGCCGCCGACAACGCCCGGCGCCCGGGCCATGCTGATGGGCTTCCCGGTGGTCGAGGCGGAAGACATGCCCGACATCGCCTCCGATGCCACGCCGATCGCCTTCGGCGATTTCCAGCGAGGCTATCTGGTGGTGGACCGCGCGGGCGTGCGGGTGCTGCGCGATCCCTACTCGTCCAAGCCCTATGTGCTTTTCTACACCACGAAGAGGGTCGGCGGCGGCATCCAGAACTTCGAGGCGATCAAGCTCTTAAAGTTCGGCACCGAGTGAGGCTTCTGTTTCGGTTGCCGGTTCAGGCACCGCGGGTCTGCCGGACAACCGCTTGGGCAGGCTCATCTCCTTTTCTACGCCGCGGCGAAAGCTGCGGCGTTCTGATTCAATACTTGAAGAGAGGCGGTTATGACGTTGTTTCGAACCGTGGAACCCGCCGTCGAACCCGTAACGCTCGCGGAGGCGAAGGCGCATCTGCGCATCACGCATGACAGCGAGGACGAGCTGATTTCCGGCCTGATAAGGGCGGCGCGACAGGAGGTGGAACGGACTACCGGAAGCGCGCTGATCGAGCAGAACTGGCGTCTGGCGCTCGATGACTGGCCGGAAGGCAATGTGGTGGAGTTGAGACGCGAGCCCGTGCAGCAAATCCTTTCCGTCACGGTTTTTGACGGCGGCGGCGCAGCCTTTGTGCTAACGCCCGGGGACTATCAGCTCGACGCCATGTCCTCGCCGGCGCGGCTCTATCTGCGCTCACGCCCCCGGCCCGGCCTGCCGATCAACGGGATCGAGATCGATTTTTCGGCCGGATATGGCGAGGCGGGAACGGAGGTGCCCGATCTGCTCAAGCGCGCGATGCTTATCCTCATCGCGTACTGGTACGAATTCCGCGGCGCCTATGGGCCTGACTGCCAGCCGGTAGCCATTCCCGAGGAATACCGGCGGCTGGTCGCCGGCTGGCGGGGGCCGAGACTGTCATGAGCAGGATGCATCTGGATCCCGGGGAGCTGCGCACGGAGATGATCCTGCAGAAGGCAGAGACGAGCTCCGACGGCACGGGCGGCCACACGGAAAACTGGGTCGAGGTGGCGACGGTGTTCGCCCGGGTCGAGCCTCTGCGGGCGCAGAGCCGGTTCGGGGCCGGGCAGTATCTGGAAAGCGTCACCCACCGCGTCACCCTGCGGTTCAGGGAGGATGTGCGAAGTGGCATGCGCTTCCTGAAGCACGGGCGGACGCTTGAGATCATCAACGTGCAGGACGCGGACGAGAGCGGCCGCTACCTGATCTGCTACGTGCGGGAGGAAGGCCGGTGAAGGTGACGCTGCAACTGACGCTGGACGGCCTTCTGCGCGCAATGCGGGCAAAGGCTCATGAGGTGGCCGAGCTGGTGGAAGCCGGGGAGCATGGCGGGGCGGAGGGTAGCCGGGACGCGCGCCTTCCGGCTCTGAAAGCNCCGGACGGGGCAGGAGGGCGTAATGGCCGCAGANGCGCTTGAGCTGCAACGCGCCGTCCATGCGGCGTTGGCGGCGGATAGCGCGCTCGTTGCTGCGCTGGGCGGCGAGAAGATTCACGANGTGACCCCGGCGCACCTGCCGTTTCCCTACATCACCTTCGGGCGTACCAGCACCTACGACTGGGGANCGGGCACGGAAGAGGGGAGTGAGCATTTCTTCACGCTGCACGTTTGGTCGAAGCAGAAGAGCCGGAAGGAAGCGCTCGAGCTGATGGAGCGCGTGCACGCGGCGCTCCACGACAGCGACCTGCCGCTTGAGGGCTGCCGGCTTGTCAACCTGCGGCTTCAGTCCGCAGAGATACGCGTTTGACGAGAACCTCGCCGTCTATGACGGCATGATGCGTTTTCGTGCGGCTGTGGAAGCCCTCTAGCAGCACCGCCGCCTTCCACCTTCGTGGAGGCTAATTGCGGATTCCAGTTCACCAGGGAGACCTTGAATGGGCGCACAGAAGGGCAAGGACCTGCTCCTGAAGCTCGATGAAAGCGGGTCCGGGAATTTCATTACCGTGGCGGGGCTGCGGACCAAGAGGCTGGCCTTCAACAGCGAGACGGTGGACGTCACCGATGCCGACTCGGCCGGGCGCTGGAGGGAACTGCTGGCGGGCAGCGGCGTGCAGCGGGCGGCAGTGAGCGCGTCGGGGATATTCAAGGATGCTACCTCCGACGCGGCGATAAGGGCGCGCTTCTTCGCGGGAGAGATCGCAGACTGGCAGCTCGCCGTGCCGGATTTCGGTGTTGTCACGGGACCATTCCAGATTACGGCGCTGGAATATTCCGGCAATCACGACGGAGAGGTGACCTTCGAGATCGCGCTGGAATCGGCAGGCCCCGTCACCTTCACGGCGGTGTAGACATGGGCGCGAACCGGCGGCGCGGCGAGGTGGCCGCAATTCTGAATGGACGTGAATACAGGCTCTGCCTGACGCTGGGAGCGCTGGCAGAACTCGAAAGCGCATTTGCCGCGCAGGACCTGTCGGAGCTTGCGCGCCGCTTCGGCAGCGGCCGGCTGTCGGCGCGCGATCTCGTCACGATCATCACTGCCGGTCTGCGCGGCGCCGGTCACGATGTGAGCGAAGACGAGGTACGGGTCATGCAATGCGAAGGTGGGGCGGCTGGCTTTGCCCGTCTCGTCGCGGAGTTGCTGACGGTGACCTTCGGCGAGGCAGGGGAAGCAGCGGAGGAAAACCCTCCGGCGCCGCAGCGGGCCGGGCAGCCTTTCCCTGGAAAGAGGTGATGGGGACGGCTTTTGGCCTGCTGCGGCTGAGCCCGGATGCCTTCTGGAAGATGACGCTCATCGAACTCTGTGCCGCGCTGGAGGTGCTGGGGGTGGCCCGCAGCGGTGCACCGCGGCGCGGCGATCTCGAGCGCCTGATGCGGCTTTTCCCCGACGGACATATGGAGACGACGCATGGCAGATGAGGTGAGGGTTCCGATCGTTGCTGATACCGCGCCGTTCGAGACGGCGCTGAAGAATTTGACTGCACTTTCCTCCGAATTCGGTTCGCAGCTGACTGGGGCGCTCAAGAGCGCGGCCGTCAGCGGCAAATCGCTGGAGGACATCCTCCGCAGGATCGGCCTCAATCTGGCCGGCATGGCTTTGCAGCAGGGACTGCAGCCTCTACAAAATCTTGCGAGCGGGCTCCTTTCCAGCCTCGTGGGGGGCATCTTGCCCTTTGCTAAGGGAGGCGTGATCCCCTTCGCCAGGGGCGGGGTGGTCTCGACCCCCACCTATTTCCCGGCTGGCGGCAATATTGGACTGATGGGCGAGGCGGGCGCGGAAGCCGTGCTGCCCCTGCAGCGCACGGCCGATGGACGTCTCGGCGTGGCGCTTGCCGATGGCGGGAGGGGTAGCATGCAGATCGTCTTCAACGTTTCCACGCCGGATGCGGCATCCTTCCGCAAGTCCGAGGCGCAGATTGCGGGGATGCTGGCCCGTGCCGTCTCGCGCGGAACGCGGACGCTCTAGATTCTCCACATGCACACACGGATCCAAGTTGCTGTTTTGGCGTGAGTTCTGAGTGAGGGGCGTATCCGCTCGTCCTCAGAATTGCGCCGGGGAGCTGCTGCCATGAACAGCTTTCACGACGTGCGTTTTCCCTTGAGCATTTCGTTCGGCGCGACGGGTGGGCCCGAGAGGCGCAACGAAATCGTGCTGCTGACCTCGGGACGGGAAAAGCGCAACGCGCGCACGGCGCGTTCGCGCAGGCGGTATGACGCGGGCACGGGCGTGCGCTCGCTTGAGGATCTCTATGAGGTGCTGGCCTTTTTCGAGGCCCGACGCGGCTCGCTGCACGCCTTCCGCTTTCGCGACCCGTTCGACATGAAGTCCTGCGCGCCGCATGAGACGCCGGGCCCGTTCGACCAGCAGATCGGAGTAGGCGACGGGCAGCGGCGGCGCTTTGCCTTGGTGAAAACCTATGGCGAAGGTCCGGATGCCTATCAGCGCCCAATCACCCGGCCCGTAGCAGGAAGCGTGTTCGTGGCCGTGGCCGGCGTTCAGAAGACATTCGGGACGGATTATTCGATTGACCCCGACACTGGAGAGGTGGTGTTCGAACCACATGCAACGCCTGCCATTGACGAAGCCGTGACCACCGGGTTCGAGTTCGACGTGCCGGTGCGTTTCGACACGGATCAGCTCTCGGCGAGCATCACGGCCTTCAAGGCGGGCCAGATTCCCTCGATTCCCCTGGTGGAGGTGCTGTGATGCCGGAGCTGCCACCTGCGCTTGCAGAGCACCTGAAGCAGGATGTCACCACGCTCTGCCATTGCTGGCGATTGACCCTGCGCGACGGGGCGGTGAGAGGCTTCACCGACCATGACCGTCCGCTCACGGTGGACGGGACCCTTTTCAGGCCGGAAAGCGGCTTTTCGGCCAGCGAGGCGCGGCGCTCCCTCGGCCTTGCCGTCGATGCGGCGGATGTGGAGGGCGCGCTCTCGGCGGAGGACATCCGGGAAGAGGACATTGCTGCAGGCCTTTATGATGGCGCGACTGTGGAAACCCTGCTCGTCAACTGGAAGGAGCCGGGGCAGTTCGCGCGGTTGCGGCGCGCGGTGATCGGCCAGGTGAGCCGGCGTGACGGCCGGTTCGTTGCGGAACTGGAAAGTCCAGAGGCGGCACTTGACCAGCCCAATGGCCGCACGGTGCGGAGAAGTTGTGATGCGGAGCTGGGGGATGCGCGGTGCCGCGTTTCGCTGGATGTGCCTGCCTACAAGGCGAGTGGCGTGCTCATCCGGATGGATGGCGGGTGCGCGCGCGTTGCGGGTCTCGAGAACCATGACAATGGCTGGTTCGCACATGGGGTGCTCACCTGGACATCCGGCGCGAGCAAGGGGCGCAGCGAGCGCGTGCTGGCGCACCACAAGGGGCTGGGCGGCACGATCCTCAATCTGTGGCGCGACGGAGCTTGGGAAGTGGCCGAAGGCGATGAGTTCACCATCGTGGCTGGGTGCGATAAGCAGTTTTCCACCTGCAAAGCGAAATTCTCGAACGGCGTGAACTTCCGCGGCTTTCCGCATCTGCCGGGCAATGACGCGGCATACAACTACGTGACGGAGGGGCAGCGCTTCGACGGCGGGCCGCTGGTGGAATGAGTGGGTGCGCGGAATGCATGCCGCCGGACATTGTCGTGGCGGAGGCGATGAGCTGGCTCGGCACGCCCTACCGCCACCAGGCGAGCCGGAAAGGGGTGGGGTGCGACTGCCTTGGCCTCGTGCGCGGCGTGTGGCGCGCGCTCTACGGCAGGGAGCCGGAGGCAACGCCGCCCTACAGCAAAGATTGGGTGGAGACGTCCGGCGGCGAGCCGCTCTTCGAGGC